GGAGATCCTGGACAACCTGGTGAAAAGGGCGACCAAGGACCACCTGGTGAAAAAGGTGAAAAAGGCGAAAAAGGCGAAAAAGGATCACAAGGAGACCCTGGACCACCTGGAGACCCTGGACCACCTGGAGACCCTGGACCACCTGGTGAACCTGTAGACCAGGTACGATTTATACAACCTTTGAACGATTTGCAACCTTTGAACGATTTGCAACTTGAAGAAGGGCCGCCAACAAGAGAAATAGATTCAGATGACAACAGTGCACCTAGTATACGTAGTATACGTAGCATACCTGAAAGTATAACCAGTATTAAAAGTAAAAATCCATTTGATAAAATAATGAAACGTTTTAAAAAAAAAGAGGATGAATAAATAATTAACGTGTTATTGACAACATGTACCCACCAATTGAAAAAAATATTGTTTGAGTTCGTGATTTATAAGAATTTTTTCTATTAAAAAGTGTGTCTTGATATGGATTCATAACTCTAAAATTCCACTTGAAAGCTTTATTTAATTTTACACGTGTTTGAATATCAGACATTTTATAAATAATAATTAACAATTCATTAGGTAACAATTTACTAACCTTTTTCATATATTTATAACTATAGATAAAGTTATAAATTTTTAAACAAACTTAACTATAAATAAAGTTATAAATTTAAATTAAACAAAAAACTTATTTTGTATACTAATAATAATAAAATGAATAATTTACCAACGGAAATAATATCTAAAATAATGTTACAAATGAATCTAGAAAGTCTTTATAATTTTTGTAAAACAAGTAAACATATAAGAAATACTTGTAAATATTTATTAAAAAATAAAGTATATAAAAATGATCTTGCAAAAGCAATTTTAAAAAATGAGTTTGGTTATACTAATTTTCCTGATAATTTAAATAATGATTACCCATCTATTTTAATAAATGTAAATAATATATTACAAGAAAATGATTATAAATCAAACACATTCGAGTATAATAATGAATATGTTTATGAAGAATCTATAATGTCTGGTGATTTGAAATTATTAAAATTTACAATCGCAAATGGTATAATATTTGATATAGAAGATATTTTTGATAAAATGTATGAAAAATACGAAGATAGTTTACATTATAATACAAATTATTATTATTGTGATATTTTATTATATTTATTTGAAAATAATTTAAATGATTATTTGAGTTCATTAGATGATTATAAATTAGAATCTATCGTCCAAGATATGAAAAATAAATGTACTGAATTTGATGACGAAGAACTTTTTGATGACTAACTTAAAAACTAAATATAAACCCACGATTCGCAATCTAAACAGTCATTATTTTGTATACATTCTGGGAAATCATTTTCCCAATGTGGTAAAACATTTTTTATAATATAATCTATACGATGATTTAGTATAGATTCTGTGTATCCTAATTTTTCTTTAGCATTATATAAACAAGTATAGCCAGAGTGACATTTTGTATAAATATTGTATCCAAAAGTCCAACAAGTATTCCCACAAGTTCCCATAAAAATAGGATCAGCATCGTGACCAAAATGATAAGTGTTTTTGTGAGCTTTAAGACCAATTAAATCAAGATAATGTTTATCTCCTGGAGATTGGAATGCAATAGATGTTTTATTGTATATTATTCCCATAATAGTTGCTATAGTACCACCCAAAGAATGACCTGTAAAAATTACATTTCTAAAATCGATATCGATATCTTTTTTTATTTTTTCAATAATATCTTGTGCAATATTAATATAATTTAAACTAAAAGATGTAGAATTTTGATAACAACTTTTACAACAATTAAAAGTACCTTTATCACATTCACAATGTAAATCATTAAACAAATTTGATTGTTTATAAAAACAACATGAAAAATATAAATTATCATTGAATTTATCAGCAAAAGCACTTGAAAGGACATTTTCTTGTTCTTTAATTACATTTTCTTGTTGTTCTTCTTGAAGACCAATTATAGTAGTAGTTCCTTTAAAACTAATTACACTAATTTCTTTATTATAAAAAATAAATGATTTTATTGTATTATTGTCATTTGTTATATCCTTTACTGTATAATTTGGTAAATCTATCCAATTAGATTGATTAATATAAGTATAAACATTATTTGACATTACTGCCAACTCATAAATTAATTTATAAAAGGTATTATTAATTTTCATATGTATATAAAATAGATAAAATCAAATTTATTTAAACATAATTATATATAATAATAATATATGAGAAAAAAGAGAGATACGGTAGGTACACCAACTTATTCAAAAAATTTTTCACAAAAAATCAAAAAATCAAAGAGTCAACATTCTATTTTACATAAACATGAACAACGTCTAGAAGAATTATCTGTAAATAATAAAAAATTACAAAAAATAAATGCAGATATAAAAAATATAGAAAAGGAATTAAAAAATGTAAAAGGTGAAACTGATCACAAAAATGATGATAAAAATAAAAAAACATTGCAAAATTTAAAAAATGAAAAGAAAAAATTAGATAATAATACAGTTCTTTGCGAATATTTATTAGATTCTGCCCAAATAATAGAAAAGTATATTAGATTAGAAACCCGTGAAAGCGAATTGTTAAATTTAAACGAATTAAGTGAAGAAATTAGTTTAGAATTAAATGAGATAAATGAAAAAAAAACAGATTTAGTAGAAGAATACCTCTTAAAATTTGAACCAGAAAGTAAAATGCATAAAATGACTATTAAACATGAATCGTTAATATGTAGTGACTGTAATGTAACATTTACAATTGCAAATAGTTATTTAGTATGTCCACTTTGCGGAATTTGCAAAAATACTATTGAACAAGCAAATGAATTATCATATAAAGAAAAGCAAGATTATGATTATAGGCCACAATTTACCTATGATAAGCGATCACACCTCGAAGATTGGCTTAGACGGTTCCAAAATAAAGAGGCCAGAGCGATTCCACAAGATGTTTTAGATAAAGTTATATTGGAAGCTAAAAAGGAAAGAATAAATGATTTAAATGCTTTAACAGAAGAAAAAGTAAAAAGATATCTTAAAAAGTTGAATTTAAATGACTATTATGATAATGTAATTGGTATTATCAATAGATTAAATGGTAGACCACCATTTACATTAACACAAGAAATAGAAGAAAAGATAAAAAAGATGTTTCAGCAAATTCAAGAACCATATGAAAAATTCAAACCACCATCTCGTAAGAATTTCTTGAGTTATAGTTATACACTTTGTAAATTTTTTCAAATATTAAATCTTCATGAATTTGCAAGATACTTTCCATTATTAAAAAGTAATGATAAATTGCGTCAACAAGATGATATATTCAAAAAAATAGTTGGACATATGTCTGAAATTGATAAAACAACCAAATGGGTATTTTATCCATCTGTTTAAACACGTTTAGAATTTTATTTAAAAATAAAAGTATTATAATATTAATAAAAATATTACAATATGAATCAAATTATTGCACCAAAGACAATTAACTTTAATGATCTAGTTAAAAATAGTAATACATCACTTAGTTTAAATTTACAAACAAAAATGACTATAATTCTTAATGAAGAATTTACTGAAAAAGAACAACAATGGTACATTTCAAATTTATTTATGTATATGAATTATCATCCAACTAATGATTACCCAATTAACTTGGAACATGTATTTAAAATGATTGGATTTGCAAATAAGGGTAATGCAATGAAAACAATTAAAAGTAATTTTGTAAAAGATGAAGATTATAAAACTATTATTTTCCGTACGGAAAAAAATAAATTACATGAAGAAACTAGGGGTAGAAAAGAAGAAACAATAATGTTAAATATTGATACATTTAAAAACTTGTGTATGTTTGCTAAAACGCAACAAGGTAAAGAAATAAGAAAATATTATGTTAAATTGGAAAATATTTATAATAAAATTATTAAAGAAGAGATAGAAAATCAAAAATTACTTTTAGAAAAAGAAAAAGAAAATACTCAAAAATTATTAAAAGAAAACGAAATAAAATTAAAAGAAAAAGAAAAAGAATTATCGAAAGAAAAAACTTTGCGTAATAAAATGCTTAACCGGAGGTGTTTTGATGTACAAGATGGCGAATATGTTTATTTGTATCAAGATATCATTGACAATCCAGATTCATTATTAAAAATTGGTAAAAGTACAAAATTAATAAATAGAGAAGAGTTTTACAGTAATGTTAATAAATCTGGCGGAATTGTTTTTAATATGAAATGTATAGATTGTAGTTTAATTGAAAAGATATGTCATCATATGCTTGATAAATTTAGAGTAAATAAGATGCAAGAGTGGTTCAACATAGATATAGAATTAGCAAAAAGTACAATTAAGAATATTGTAAAGATTGTAGATTCACGAAATTCAATTCCACAAGTAAATGAATTTTTACAAAATTTTAAAATATCTGACGTTGACGTATACAATGTAGAAACAGCGGAAATATCAGAAAAAGCAGAAATAAATGTACAGCAAACAAATACAAAACAAATTCAACCTGATGATTTTAGTGGATTTTTAGAAAATTGTTGTGAAATTGGTGATCAATTTTTTACAGCAAAAGAAGAATTAACTAAAGCTTTTAGAATATATACTAAAAATACAATTGAAAAGTCTATTAAAGAAAAATTAAATACATTTTTAAAAGATAAATTTAAATCAGGTGTAGAATTTTATGATAATATTAGAAGAAATGTATGGAGAGGATTTAAATTAAAACCATTGACGTTTTCTGTAAATGACCATGATAACATTACTGATTATGAAAGATTTATTTTAGATAAATGTCAAATTAATTATTTAAATAGAATTTCATATACTGATTTTTTTGATGAATTTGTTAATTATAAAAAAATAGAAAATCCAGGATATATTCTAGATTACAAAGATAAACAAAAAATACAAAATTATTTAACAGATAAATTTGCAAATGGTCGTGTTCATTTAAGCAAACTTAGAAACGCAAAGCATTTATTTGGAGTTTTGGGTTTAAGTTTAAAAAGTGAGTCTGGATTAAAAGAATCAAAAAGAACTTGTAAAAAAGTATCTAAATGTAATTCAGAAACTGGACAGTCTTTACAAATATGGGAATCATTAACTATTGCTTCAAAAGAAACCGGTATACCAAGAAGTACATTATCAAATATTATAAAATTTAAAATGATAAAAGAAAATTGTCTTTTTAAATATATAGAATAAGAATTAGAATTAAGTTGCTTCTGTTACTTTACAAGAATAAAATAAAATTATTATCCAAATAGTAAGCTGTCAATTTTTGTTTTTACACAAAAAACTCTATGTGAAATAATACCTAATATAAAAAGAAATATCATAATTTTTAATATGTTTGTTTTTTTCAAAAAATAATATTTTATAAATATTCCTAAAATAATTGTAGCTATAACATCAACTATTGCAATATCAAAAAGTCTATAACTATGCGCTCCAGTATTTGGTGCTCCAAATAAATTTGAATATTTACACAGATCCATCTTTATAATATACTTTTTTAAAAAAAAAGTAACCAAAAAATACTTTTTTTAAAAAAGTATATTGAAAAATCTATAAAACGTTTTTTTAAAATTTATTCTATATCCAAAAGTAAAAGCTTGTGGGCGTTTAAGGACTATATAATTACATATATAATCAAATTGTTTTTTTTTATCAACAATGTTAGGGACTTTATCTAAATCTATATATTTGTAATCTAAAAGTACTTTTAATAAACCCGCGACCACTATAGCACTTCTTTGTTTTCCCATGTGGCAATGAACGAGTATATTTTTTTTTTCTATTGTATATTTTCTTAAAAGTAATGGGATAATTATTTGGAAATATTTTTGCATTAATAAAAAATCCTTTTCCAATAAACTGTCATTAACAGGAATTCTATATGTTTCTATATTCATTTCTTGATTTATTTCTGCATTTATAAATGATTTATTTTGTGTACAATTTATAATTAAATTTATATTATTATTTTTTAAAAATTCAATGTTTAATGCTGATCTATGATTACCTAACCATAAATTAGGGATAATCTCATCTGCATCATTGTATAAATTCATAACTAAATCAAATAAATATTGAAACATATACTTATAATATATATTTTTATTATTTTATTTAAAAATTGATAAAAATAATATATAATAATAAAGTAATGAATATTATGAATCGTAAAAAACCAACAAAGATTATAATAGAAAAAAAAGGAACTGATTCTAGTAGCGGTAGCGGTAGCGGTAGTGGTAGCAGTGAATATAGTACATCTGAAAGTGATTCTGACTATGATTCTTCAAGTTATAGTACCTCTGAAAAAAGAGGTTTTGTTAGTATAGTTGATTCTAGTTATAAAAAATCAAAATATGGTAGTAAACAGGATAACATGACTGGATACGATATTGTAAATCATTTAGATAATTATGTCGCTTTAAAAACATTAAAAGAGAAAAAAATATTAAGAAAAGTTACACCATTCAAGACGTGGATTCGTTATTTAAATTTAAAAAACAAAAAATTTAGAGTAGGTGGTTTATTAATGAAAGTTGAATATCCAGATTATATCATGTTGGTAAATCCGAAATTAAATTTGACATGGAGTGTTCAATTAGAAGATAATGTTATTTATATTCCTGATAAAGAATATAATCACATTTATCCTTTAAGTGAAACACAAAAAAAAGAATTAAAAAAGAAAAGAGAAATAGAAGAAAAAATAAAACAGAAAAAAGAAAAAGAAGAAATATTAAAAGAAAATTTATTATCTTTATATAAAAAAGGTAATTTAGCATTAAAGAAAAATTGATTTTATTTACAAAGATTTATATAAATAAAATGAATAAAAGATTTAGAAAAGAAATTAAATCTTTATATTTGCAACAAAGTCAAAAACCTTTATTAGAAAATGACTACCTTGTTTTCCACGATGAATCTAATATAAATCGATTACATACTATTATAAAAGCGCCATATGATTCTGTTTATCGACATAAATTTATTAGATTAGATTTTGAAATTCCTGATAATTATCCACATTCACCACCAAAAGTAACATTTGTAAATCATGACAGTGTTAGAATACATCCTAATATGTATCAAGATGGTAAATGTTGTAGTACTATTTTAAACACATGGCCATCAGAAAATGAAAAATGGACTTCAAGTATGGGAATAGAAACAATTTTATTAACATTTCATTCTTTTTTAGATAATAATCCTTATACTTATGAACCAGGTGGTAGAGACGATCCTACTTATACTAATTATGTTAAATACCAATCTTGGATTACTTGTTTAATTAGATATCTTCAATATGAAAAGATTGATACATTTAAAGAATACATGTATAATTATTTATTATTAAATATAGATTCTATTTTTACAGAATTATCACAATTAAATGAAATGTATCCTAGAGGATATTATAATACAAAATGTTTTGAAATTGAAAATTATATAATTGATTATAAAATGATATCTGAAAAACTACAAGATCACTACAACTATATCTATTTTACGGAAAATAATGGAGACTCGGACGTAGACGAAGAATTTACATTTGAGATGTTTTTAAATAAAGATTTTACATGTTCTATTTGTTTTGACACAAATGAAAATACAACTGAAAGCGAAGACATTGTTACTTTAGAATGTAAACATAAATTTCATAAAACGTGTTTAAAAACGCATGTTGAGATAAATAATAAAATATGCCCAATGTGTAGAAAAGATATAAAAGAAAAAACAGAAGAAGAAAGAGAAAGTGAATGGATAATTAATCCATTGACAAAAAGACGTGTTAAAATAGGAAGTAGAACTTTTAAATATTTAAAAGAAAATAATGTAATTTAAATTGTATTAACTTTGTAAATACTTTGGTACCTTACTGAGCTGAAGCTCAGCTTCGGCAAAGTAACGCTTTTTTTAAAAGCTTAAAGCTTATTCGTCCTCTTGTTTATATCCAACTATTTCTCCTTCTCTAGAAACTATAACTTTTAACTTTCTTGTTTTTGCAAATTTCTTTTTTAATTTATCTAAATGTTGTTGATTTTTTTCATCTTCTTCTTCGTAATGTTCATTATAATTAGAACTATGATATTTCCAAAATTTAGGATGTCCTACACGAAAATCATTATGTGCTGATGCTTTATACCAAAAAATTTGATCTTTTAAATCTGAACTATTACCTGATGTTTTAATAACTAAACATTCATGGTCTTGTGTACATGCGTCCAAGATATTACAGAAGTGTTCAAAGGACGGAACAGCACCTCCATATGAATCATAGATTCTTTTTCGATTGGCAACGGATGGTTCATTAAAGATAAATACATAATCAATATTACTTCTTAATTCAGGAGGTATACCTTGAGCATATTGCATTGTTAAGATAAAAAGGAAATTAAAGTGTCTTCCATTAAAAAAAATACTTTTAATAGTTTTATCCTTTTTCCAACTTGCAGCATCGTGTAACATATCATCTAATACAATAAATAAATTATTACTTTGATGTTTTCCAGTTTCAGAAAGACCTTGATTTTTAGCTTCTCTTATTTTACGCTTTTGACGATTCATAATACTATCTATTAGTTCTGGGTCGTATTCTGAATGTATAAAACAATCAGGTACAAAATCTCCAAAAAATGGAGATGCTTCTTCTGTTCCTGAAAATACTATACCAGACGGTATATCACGATGATGAAAAAAAATGTCTCTTGCAAGAAAACTGTTATGTGTAACAATAAAATTTCCTAATACATATCTATTATTTCCATCTAATTCAATGCCAAAATAACGGTCTTCGGATAATTGAGTAATTTTAATTTGACTGACTAACGCATTTACACGATCTTTTCTCTTTTGTGCCATTTTTCTAGGAATTAAGGTAGGAATTTTTTCTATACCTTCTCCGTTTATATGTATTCTGAATGCTTTATTTACACCGTTATGTGTCCAAGAAGTCTTTTTATCATGTTTATAAGCAGTAAATCCTAAACTACGAGCTAAATAAATAATGTCATCAAGTAATTTTTCATGTTTTTCACATTGTACTATTTCAAAATCATTTCTTTTACATAAATGTCCATTTGCATCAATAAACCCTGCAAGTAATTTTAATCTATTTTCTCTAGTATTGCATTTATAAATA